CTTCGACCAATTGTCCCAAGCACCTTCTTCGCCAGCGCCAAGCTTGGTACCGACGATGTTCATCGCTGATGTAACTTTGCCATCTTCGCCATGGACCTGATGAATGATGGATCCAAATGGGCTATCTGGATCATCCGCTATTTCTTTCATAGCATCTTTCTTCCTACCAGTACTAGACTTGTTTGTGTTGAACACGAGATCTGTACCTTCAGGAAGATCATCTTTGTATACTGCCATGCCTTTCAGATAATGTGTCCCGTCAACCAGAACACGAACCTGAGCATAGTTTCTACTTCCGATAGAAAGATCCTTCACACCAGGACGAACGTAGATCACACCATCAAGCTTATCGCCACCAGTCTCCTTGTAGTTGACCGCGATTCTCTTTGAATTAACTGAAATAGGAGGCTGAATTTTCAGATAGCTTCGACCGTGATCTTCTGAGTAAGCCTGAATCTGTTGAATCAAATGTCGATTTCTCTGTGCATATTTGAGATCAATCTCAGGCTTTGCCAATACTTTCATGGTCGTATACTGACCCGTGCCAAGCTGTCGAATCTTAATGTTGAAAACGTTATAGCCTTCTTCTTTCAACATAGCAACGGCAGTTTGAAGACGAGTTGTTGTAACAGCAAGCTGTGCTTCGACACCTTTTCCGATATCGACCATACTCTTCTTGTCTACTTCATCTTTAAGCTGATTCGCCGTAACATGAAGAGCGTTGGCTTTGTCCTTTTCGCCAGGAGCAAGATAATGTCGAACCGAGGATTCATTGATACCCATACGAGCTGCGATTGCCGTATTCGACCAACCTCGTTCTTTATACCCTTCAATTTGACGAATAGTACTCTGCTTTTGCTGCTGACCAGCAATGGACTTGGCTGCGCGAAGTTCGGTTGTCGTGATTCCAACGCCTCGAGCAATCTCAGCTTCGGACAGCCCTTCTTTTCGAAGACCATCCACGTAAGAGAGAAAGTCTCGATTGCGCCGATCTTGCGTACCACCGGAACCCCAAGGATATCGACCCGACTTTCGAAGGATGCCGTAATGCGCGAGATGTTCTTCTTGTGTACGAATCACGTTTCCTCCTCCAATCGTCGATGGGTCAGAATCTTATCGAAGTCACGAATCCGACGCATGATAAACAAAATGTCTTCTGGATCAACGTCAAACATGACAACCTCGTTATCTTGATATATGCGCAAATCGTATTTGATATCGAGTGGATTTTTGTCATACTCCAGACAAAAGAGTGCGGCATACACTTCGAGTTGATGGGGTGATCCAGGATATACACCAGTTTTCAGATCGTGAATTCGAAGAGTGTTGTATCGGAAACAGATAGCATCTGCTGTTCCAAAACAATTCTCGGAGTAGTAGAGAATCTGTTCGGTAGCCATTCGATACTTGATAGCATCATTAATGTACAAACCGATAGTTCCCACTAGATTCGAAAGCCGACCTGCTTCGATTTCTCTTTGGGCGTAGTCATGTTGCGCAGTACCATACGCCATAGCTTGAGATGCAACCCAACGTTCAACTAATCGTTCGGGCGTGTAATTAATCCAGTGATAACTACTGGGACTGAGAAACGCGTGTTCGCCTCGGAGATGTAAATGCTTGTTGAAGTGCATTCAAAACTTCCTCTTCATTTTCAGGAAATATAAATGCAGCAAAAGACATTTCATCTAGCTTGTTAATAAAATGGACTTGATTGGGATGAGCATAAAATTCACCAGCAGCTTTAACTTCTAATGAAGCCCAATACTTTTTCCAAAGAAGAATTAAATCTGGAACGCCTTGCTGATATGACGAATCATTTTTCATTACAACGCAACCTGGAAACATTACCTTAAGTCTCTTGATCAATTTAGCTTGGTATTGATTTTCAGTCATGGCGCAACCCATCTACCATTAAAGCGTGTCGATGAGCGATCGTTGTTCGTTGAAGTCGGAGCATGGGTAACCGTACCGGTACCGCCTCCCTGATTCATAAAACCTATAATAGAATCGCCCGCAGCACAACGTATCGTTCCGGCTAGATTAAACGATCGACGCTGACCACCGCCACCACTACCAGGCTCCTGTCTCTGTACCCAAATCTCGCGAACTGGCGTTGAGCCGAGAGTTCTAATACCAACGTTCGCAATTGTCATACCAGCAACCCAAGTAGCAAGAAATGTAAGATCAACCGTAATGGCATAAAGACCAGCTTTGGGTACTACAACACCGCCAGCCGGTGATGTTGTACCATAACTGAAATTTGCTTCCTGTGAATCCCAACCAGTAAGCGTTGCGTCGACACCGGTTCCAAGAGAACCTGAAGTCCAACGTATAAATGACCACCAGGGTCGCGAGGCAAGTTCGGCCTCAACTGCTTCGGCAAGGGCTTGTATATCGAGTGGACTGTTTCGTCCATCACCTTTAACGGGATAAGGAAACCCATAAGTAGGAGTTGCTCCTGATCCCATTACTTAGCCCTCCTCTCAAGGATCTGAAGTCGAGCATTAAGATCTTTCACAACATGAAGCAAAGCAACAGAAAGAAGATCATATCGTATTCCGTCGACTTCATCCTCGAAATACACAACAAGTTCAGGGACACACTGTTCGACTTCATCTGCAATCAAGCCGTATGCATCCGTCTCGCTGTCATCCTTGCGATCGTACTTAACTGGCCGAAGTGCGAGAACAGCATCGGGATCGATTTCGTGTGATCGAATGTTCTTCTTATACTTGCGAGCAGAAACATTTCGACCGAATCTATTGTTGTTATCCATCCAGACGGCAAAGAACCCACCACCTGAAACAGAACGACTATAAGTGTTGTTACTTGGACCACGAGTGTAAGGACTAATGTTTACGCCCTCATCATCGTGGTTACACTTATTTCCAACCTTAGTGTCAGTTTCACTCTGTGTGTAATAACGACCATCATGATCATGTGAGGATGGTGGGAACGTGGAGGGCTTACCTGTGATCTGACCCCAAGTATGGGTATGAGTTATCGACGCATACGTATCATCGGTAAAACTCTTATTTACTACATGTTCATCCGCAGCTGGATCTGGTACCGAAAGGTACCCAGTCATCGAATCGCCAGCTTTATGAATAAGAGTTGTCGTGTCGACAGTTGGTCCTGGAGGACCTTCTGGACCTGGTGGTCCTGTGATGTTACCCGCGTCAGTCCACTTTGTGAGACTGTTATTCGGGTTGGGTCCGTTGTAAACCCAAAGATGACCCGTATCTGAAGTAATATAGCCTTGACCGGCTATAGGAGCCAACAGCAAAAGATCAGTTGAAGTAGGAACATCACCAACGATAGAAACAGACTGACCTGGAGCACCTTTAGGACCTGTGGGCCCAGCGGGACCGGTTGGTCCTATGGGTCCTTGTGGACCTCCGGGATCACCAGTATCACCTTTTGGACCTGTAGCCCCGATCGGTCCAATCGGTCCAGTAGCACCAGTAGGTCCTTGGGGTCCCGTAAGTCCTGTTGGACCAATTGCACCTGTAGCTCCAGCTGGACCTTGGTCTCCCTGGTCACCCTTAACCCCCTGTGCTCCTGTAGCGCCTGTAAGGCCGATTGGGCCAGTAGCGCCCGTTGCTCCGGCAGCACCGTTAATACCTGTAACGGCAAGATGTGGTTGAAGAACTCCAGTTGAAAGATCAATTGAAATTCCAGAATTCTGATAGACCTTCAACTGAATGACATCACCTATTGTAAAATATGCAAGTTCGGAAAGAATTGCATTAAGCTGCGCCGAACCGCCTTCAACAATAAACGTCCAAGCTCCAGCAGCGATTTTTGGACTTCCGTTGTAATAAACAGTTGCCGAGACAAGTTCAGACAACCATTCATAATCGAGACCTTCAACATGAAACGCCACATGCGCGTGAATATTGTACCAACCCGTTGCGGGAATTACAATCGTATTCCCTGAATGCATAGTATCTGGGTCACGATCAATAGTAGCAAGCGCAACCTGTGTCCAGACGTTGTTGGGTATAGTTTGACCAGTAGTTGGACTACCTGCAATTCTACAACCCCAGACCTTGGTTATGCCACCAGGAGGACCTGTATCTCCTTGAGGACCTTCGGGTCCTTCTGGACCTGGTTCTCCCTGAGGACCTTCAGGACCTTCTGGCCCTTCTGGGCCCGGTACATCCGAATCTAAGCCCGGTGGACCATCAGCACCTACTGGACCCTCAGGACCAGTGTCTCCGTGCGGCCCTGTGGGTCCTGGAGGTCCTCCAGGACCAGTAGCACCTGGTGCACCAGTTAAACCGGTGGCTCCTGTGGCTCCTGTAGGACCCGTTGGGCCTTCGTCACCTGTATCTCCCTGAGGGCCTTCTGGACCTACAGGACCGAGTGGACCTGCGGGTCCTGTTGCTCCTGTATTTCCCGTATCACCTTTTGGACCTGTAGCGCCAGGTGTACCAGTTGGACCTGGATCTCCGGTATTACCCTTTGGACCCTGTGGTCCATCTTCTCCTGTTGGACCAACTTGACCTTCAGGTCCTTCTGGACCTACTGGGCCTTCTGGGCCTACTGGACCGGTAGGGCCTTCTGGGCCCGGTGGTCCGCCTTCTGGACCTGGATCTCCCTGAGGACCTTCTGGACCTACAGGACCCTGTGGTCCTTGAGGGCCTTGAGAACCGAGGTTATCTGATGCCAAGATCACAACATCGGGGTATTCCTGAAGAATCACCGTTGAATCAGGAGTCTCTTTGTCAAACGCGAACCGATATGTATGTGACTCAACCTTGACGTCGATCTCTGGATCGGCAACGAGTACGTTAATCGAAGGCGTTTGATCAAATGAGATGTTTACCTGAGAAATATCGTCTTCTGTGGTAACGTTAATGTCTCCGCTTTGAACGGTTACGTTGAAATGTTCATCGGGTGACATCAGCGATACACTCTACTTTACCCTGACATAGGGTTCGTGGTTGGCCACCGGTAGGAGTCCACTGAACATCCCAGACTCCGTTGAACTTCCCTTTGGCTACAGCAGGATCTTCCATGAGATCCTGTGTCTGATCCCCAGTCAACGAAAGGATGACTTCTCCTGCATCCGCTCCAGTTAGATCAGCTGAGAATTCTGCTGACACTGAAGCCGCTTCATCACGAGTAGCACGAATCTGCGCTTTGATGGCTCCCGTAATATTCACTGGTTCCGGCGGTACCGAATCATCAGTGCAAATTAGCTTAAACGAAATACCATCACCAGCATAGAGCGCTAGATCAAGAACTGGTGGCTGAATGCTAAGCTGCCCGGCCATTCCCCTCCTTTCGTTTTCGGGGCTTTTCGCAAAAACAAACGATGTGATTTTCTCTTCCTTCTATCATGATCTACGTTCGCGACGCTATATAATATCTATTCTTTGGCTGGAGCGTCGGTTGGATACCGCACACGAAGCTCGTCATCTACTCTTTGAACTGAGTCAACCATACCGATGAGATGATTGTCTGTCACAATGGCATCAGTCCAGATTGTGATCACCCACGAGTACACACCACCAGCAGTTCGACGAAGTTCAATTGATCCACGGCCAGGGATAGGATCTTTGTACGGACGCACTGCATTCTTGGGTGGGATAATGGCGGTCTGTTCTTCACTACCTTTTCCAGATTCAGCCATGACGCATTCTCCTTCTCTTATGCTTCCAACGAATGTGTGTCAAATGGTAGGCGTCACATTTCACACAGAAATAGAAATCACCTTGTACCTGATTTTGTCGTAGTGCTGATTTCCGAGCAGCTTCGGGCGTTGAGTAACGAACCTTATTGCATACTCGTCGAGCCATATTTCTCCTATTCTATGATGACGAATCTCTGATAAGTTGGCCAGACATAAGTGCGAGCCATAATCGAGAGAACTAGATCTTGCTCGAGAAGACCGTATCTCTTCGCACACTCGAAAGAGTTTATGCTTATCTCATGAGTCCTATCATCCATGATAGGATCATCGATGGATTCCTCATATGGATGGCGAAACTGCTGATTGTATTTGACGGCGAACCATCTAGGACGCCAAGCCAAGTTTTGAACGCGATTATTAAGACGATCTCCATCCAGATTAATCGGAGTATCAAAAGGGCCAGGAACGCTAGGAAGAAAAGCCTTAGCCACCAGTAGAGGGACCGATCGGTGCCTCTGGGTTCCTTCATGCATCAACCCTACCTGTAGAAGTCCATACTGATTCAGATTACACTGTAAAATCCTCCCGGATCGCTCAAAACGGATTCTTCCCTGATCGCTTACGCTGTATTTCGGAAAATCCTCTATTGTTTTCCAGTGTTCGGACATAGATATTTCCCTCATTTTTTTTAACCGGCCTTGTGCAAGCTGCGCGGCCTTGTGGAGGGGCAAATCGTGTCTTTACATTTGTGCCACTTCTGCTCGCCAAACTCTTATAGTTTTTTTCTACTTAATATCTACATACTCTCTTATAATTAGCCGCGTGCGTAAATATATGAAAGGTTTAGGAGCAGAAGTGGCACACCCTAAAAACCTATAAAAGCCCTGCAAATTCGTCAAATTCAGCTGTGCCACTTTTGAGCGTTCCTGTAAAAGCACCCACATTGAAGCTCTTTTTGGCCTTCAGCGATCTCCAAATTGCAGTGTCAATTACGCTCTTACTTCGGAGGGTGTAATAGTAAAGATCCAAAAATGGCACATTCATTCGGTCGATTCTACCGTGCGCTTGATGCCAGTTTTTGTATGAGTAGGTGAGCGAATAGAATAGAATTGTATTTGTGTCCGTGCAATTCCATCCTTCCGATCCTGCAACAAATTGAACAAGATATACCCACCTATTGGTTTTTGGTATTTCTTCGTGTTTGTGTCCATTCCATTCCGCCACAGTTATCTCATCCTTCAATGTTCGAAGAATCTCCAACTCGTAGTTGAAGTTGTAGAAGATAACTATCTTGTCGTGATTTTCCAGAAGCGACCTTACTGCCCTGAGACGCGACGGATCACTATTGACAATTTGACGCATAACCTGAAAGAGCTCGGCTATGTCTCGAATGGGCTGGTTCTTATAGATGTTCCATCTATTTTTGATAACGTTCTGCAGTAGAAGCTCATTGTGACTAACAAATGTTGTTATCGGATGACTGGTCGTGTGCTTCGTATAAGGCATATGCACGAGTATCCGATTACGATACTTGTTAAGCTTGCCCTCGTTAAGATATCGAGAAACCTTCGGGAACTTGGAGTACGGCGCATAGACCACGTGTTCAAGCTTGAACTGCGTCCGGTTAGGGTAGAAACCGTTGGCAACGAATACTGGTATATAGTCCATCCAGGTATCGCCGGGAGTGGCGCTGAGGAGAACCCAACGATTATTTCTGGCGATTCTAAGGAAGGCTTTAACCCACTTTCCGCTTCCGACCAATCGTTGTTCATCGAATATGAAGAATTCATCCTTTATGTCCTTATACTTTTCGATGTTATTCCAACTGTCCACTGTAAGGACGCCACCCAAAGTACCCTCTAGCTCCTTGCCAATAACTATTTGGGCGAACTCGCCTTCCCAGTCCACGCTGTCACGTTTCTTGGCCGTAGTAATTACGTATACATCCCGGCCCCAGTGCTTCTTTTCGTAGTACGCTACTGCTACTCGGGATTTCCCAGAGCCTACGGGGCCCCAGAGAATCTTCCCGTCACCCATCTCTTCTAGGGCTTTCTCCTGGTGAGGTCTGAGATCCATATCTACTTTCGAATTTTTTAAAAAATCAAAGCCGATGTACTGACTTTGATTCTTAAACTTTACTGGGACGTTACAACACAGCTTGCGAGGGCTTTATCAACGAGCTCCTGCAGCCCATCAACTTCATGTTGAGCGATAGCCAGCTTGAACAACACTTTCTCATCACGGTCGTGGGACGTACCGTGTAGAAAGTTGATTGTCTTCTGGCGTCTCTCAATCTCTTTTGATAGACGTGCGGTGATCTCGAGGATTTCCTCAACATCTGTTTCCACAATGACCCCTTTCTTGGTTTCATTATAAGGGGTGTTTTCACTGCGGAATATAAGGCGGGCGGAGAGTTTCTCTGACGGTGTGGGCTCCGCATTCCATCAGATCCACTCCCCGCCCTATCCCCTAAACGCTGGGGGGTAGTGGGGTCAGGCGTCCAGGGGAGTATTTGCTCTAGAAATAGCGCCGAGCGCCTACATCTGTACGCAAGTTTGACCGCCAATAGGTACCAATGTTCACGAAATGCGGAGGATTGCTGCCAAAATTTAGTGCGCGGTCGCCGGGACCAATCACGATAACCACATGCGAGGGGATACCCCCACCCTGATTACCGTAGAAGACACAGTCTCCGGGTCGCAGATCTTTGAGATTGCTTAGTCCGATTCGCTTACCATTCGTGTACATGGTGCCGGTGTAGCCCTGGCCATCGTAACCACGTCGATGTGGGTCATTCTTACAACCCGCCATAAATAGTACGTGGGTACTTGAGCCGCTGCAATCTGTACGCATCGGCAGGGCGCCAGTCTTAGGGTAAGGCCGGATCTGAGCATAAGTGATACGGCTACGGTTCTGTACATACCACTCACCCCACGATCGGATTCTCTGGCGAATGACATCGTCAGGCGTCGCAATGACCTTACGAGCCAGTTCCTTAGCCCGGTCATCACCAAATGCCCACAATGCTACCCAGTCCTGATTAGTGCACTTTTCTGGGTTCCGATCCTGGAAGTTTGCCCGATTGTAGAACCTTTTCATGTCCGCTGTGGTGCCCTTACCATACTCACCCTTACGGGCGTTCTCGCTGTCGGCGCCTAGAGCACGCCATAGCATTCGCTGCAATGCTTGGACGTGAGGACCTTTCTTACCCTTCTGGATCTCATTCTCATCCAGTTTTGTGGGTTTACCAATCTTGGCACGGAAGAACAGTTGAACCCCATAATCGTCAAATGCCCCCCCGGGGTTTTTTCCACTATGGTCCCAGAGTCGCGTTAGCGTATTAAGACCTACCACTCCCGAGGGGTTGATGCCCACCATCGTCTGAAACGCTTTTACGTCCTTAACGGTCTTTGGTCCATACTGACCATTCTTAGCGTTCGTTCCCTTACCCCCACGTTCACGCAATGCCACGTACAGTGCCCGCTGTACTGCGGTTACATCGCCTCCCTCGCAACCGGTTTCAAGACGCCTCTTAAGTTGAGGGCAGGCCCAGTCGGCTGGCATCATTCATCTCCCGGCGGATCGGTCGGGACCTGGTCATCGACATGAACCGGCTCGTTCTCCAGCTCGTCATCGTCTGCCAGCGCTGGATCGAGCTCAGGACCGGCTTCGGGTGGTGGCTCCGGCTCTTGATCAGGAACTTCAGGCGCCTCAGGCTCTTCTGGATGAAGATTAGGCTTTGTCACGGGATCTTCGGGTCGCTCAGTCATGTCCTAACGTCCTCGCTCTCTTGCTTGCTTGGATAGCCTTACCTTGTTTCTGAGCTTTCTTCTTGGCTCCCTTACCTTTGTACAGCTTTCCCTTATTGCCGTACTTGTAACCACCCTTAGTTTTTCGAACTGGCATTTCCATTCTCCAAGTGTTCTTTTCGTGATCGACGTCGAATATCCATCTCCTTTCTCCATCCACGATAGATTATGACATAATGTGTAGCCAAACCTATCCAAAGGAAAAGAAGAAGGAACCAAAGCATGGTGGATATGTTCACATCAACAAAGATTACAGCTAAAAACCATAGGAATAGGAGAGTAAACCACAGAGGGATCATTCTACTTTCCCATTCATATCTGCTCTCAGTCTTTGGGCCGACGTTTCGAAATCATCTCGCCGCGATCGCAAAGTTCCTGCCACACCTCTCAATTCCGATGCTATTACTGTATCATCTTTGAACATCTCTACAAGATCTTCGGTGTGTTCGAGCCAATCATTAACGGCTGTAACTCTTGTTTCGAAAGCAACAGCGTCGGCGTCTCTCCACTTTGCATCAACGGTGTGTCCCATAATGTCCTTTCTAGGAATAAGGTGGGCGTCGCGTAGCCGAGTGCGTTCAAGCGGCTTAATAACGACCTACCACGCCCTCTCATGTTTGCCTCACGGCCTGCAGACCGCCCCGCTCCATGAGCTAGCTTCTGATTAGCTTTCTTCGACCGGGTCGAAATTGGCCTGAAATGCCTTCGTCGTGTATACCTTGTAACCACGCTCGGTGTAAAGTATCCAGTCCCCTACAAAAGCCTTTGTCTGGCGGGGGTTCTTCGGGTTGTGGACCCTTACATGAATATACTGTTTGGTAGGCTGCACTTCAGCAGACTTGTCGACTGGAGAATCATCAATATTGCCGATCTCCCCAAAGCACCATCGGGCGATATCAGCGAAATTTTGCTCAGTAACTTGGACAGCG